GCGGCTGATGTTTGCGCCCCTCGTGGTGCTGTGACTCTTGCTTGTGCTATTTGTCTCCGCCGTTCACTGTACGCCCCCTGGTACGTGGGGGTCGCAGGCGGCGGAGCCGGTGGTGGGAGCGTGGGCGTAGGTGCGGGTTGCCAGGTTTGCTGCTCCATCCAGCCACTCCAGGATGTAGACGCGGGTGGTGTTATTGTTCCATACGGTGTCGTCCAGGCCATACTATGCCTCCATTAGTCTCTGTCTGTCTGCGACCCACTTCTCGGGGTCGATTCCTGCTTCTATCATCCGCCCCAAGACGACAGGCTGCAACTCAGGCGGCAAGCCGAGATACTGCTGATACTCCTGTCGCTGCTGCATCTTGGTCAAGCGTGGGCTGCCCTGGGCATCCTCAAACATTTCCTTGTACTGCTTGACCATTGCTTCAAGCGCGGTCTTGGCAGATTCTATTAGTGCGTTGAAAGGGTTTTCATAGCTCATGGCTGTGGCCCCGTGGGTGCGCCAGGTGCGATGCCTGCTAACATCGGCTCGGCTAACTCTGGTCGTTGCAGTGCCTCGGGTGGCATTTCTTGGAACATCTGTGGGTGCATGGCGGTTGTCGTTGGCAGTGTCGGCGTGGGCCGCTGCTGGACATTTGGTACTTGCTCTTGCGGCTGGCCGAAGCCAGGGGCGATACGTTCCAGGAGTTCCTGGTTGGTTTCTGCCAATGCGATTTGCTTTGCAGCCTGGCGCAGTTCTGGGTCAGCCATGAACTGCTCCACCATCAGCCGTCGCTCCTCGTCGGCAGGTTGGTCAATGCCCAAGAACCGCTGCTGCATCGTGTACGCTGATATAGGCAGACCAGCTTGCCGGGCGTTGGCAGCGATGGCAATATCACGGGCTTCGTCAGTGGGCAGTTTGGCACTCAATTTGGCTGTCACCAGCCACCCCCGCAGGTCTTTGGCTTGGAGTGAAATGGCTGACCGTTCGCCTTCTGAAAATACCTGCAACCGGCGCGGATTGCCCTTCTTACCTTTGGTGTCGTCGCGGGCAAAGGCATAGGCGCAATCCAGTACCTTCTGGATCACACTGCTGACACCGAGTTCTGCGTTGCGTTTGAACACTGTCAGCCGCACTCGGTCGTTGGCGTTCATGCCCTGGACGACAGGCCCGCTCTCTGGCTCTACGTTGGCGTAGGCCCAACGGGAGAATCCACCCTCTTCAGTCATCTGTTCTGCGATTTGGATGAACCGCCACGTTCCGGCTGACGCCTCGGTTGGTCGGGGGATGAAGACTTTATTCGTGATGGACTCACCCATACCCAACCGCACAGGGATGGTGGCCCCTGCACTCATCGAGGGGTTTTTGATTTTTTCATCGTAGAAGATTGGTGGGTCGGCAAAGTGGGTAACAACAGTTGTGCCTAAGTTCAGCCACCGCTCAAGAATCTGGATGGCCTCACGCAGTGGGTAGAGTACTCCTAGGTATTGCAGGTGCAGGTCTTCACTGGTTGTCCCTCGACCGACAAACTCAGTGTAGGGTAACTTGGAATAGTAGGGCATCCTGACTGGACTTCTGAGCCAGGTTGCGCCAGCAGCGGCGCAGTGCCACACTTTATGCCCCTTGTACCACCACAGGTCTTTGTAGACCAGTTCTTCGTCTTCCTCAGCCCGTCGCCGTCCGCCGCCCTCAATGCTGACCGAGATGCGCTTGCCCCACTCGGCCTCCAAGTCCTCCGCCGTCCGCCAGCAGGCGTACATCTGGGCGATGTCACGTTTGTTGCCACCTGGTAAGCAATAGAGATTGCGGTGGTTGACATAACGGATGACCAGTGGCAACTCGGAGTATTCGTCGTCGTCGCCCTCCAACTCTGGATTCCAGCCAGAGAACATCGCGCCTCGACCATAGAGTACCTGGTCGAAGATGGCCTTGCTCACTTGTGCCTCTTGCAGCCGCAGGTCGTTGACATAAAGCACACCATTGATGAATTTTTCAACATTGTCGGCCACTTTGTCTGATCTACGACTGGGAGTGATGGGCTGTGCAGTAACTTTGGGAGGATGCAGGGTGAGGATGGAATGACTGATGTCCACGACGTTCGTGGCTTTGTTGGTCTGGATTCTTTCTTCGTCGCCTTTGGCCTCATCCCAGGTGCGGTAGTGATCCATGTAGTAGAGGTCGCGGTCGTAGTCCCAGTGGTTGCGGGCTTTCTGATACCGCTCACTCAGGCGACTGAAAAGCTCATCCACACTAGCAATGTTATTGATTCTCATGCGTATGCCCTCTTGCGTCGGGGGTACTTGGGCTGAAATTGTGTCTCGGTGAGCCGCAGGCTTGGTGTGTAGCCGAATACGTCCACCAGGTAGTACCAGATTGCCTTGATTGAATGGTTTGAGGCATCTATCGGCTTTTCGCTTGTTGCCCGACCTTCCTTGATGTCACGGTATTTGTATTTCCCGTGTTCAGCAATCGAGTTGGGACAGAAAGTGCGGTCGTAGAAGATGCGTGGCCCCGTCAAGCCACTGATGTTCTCGCTGGTGAAACCAGGGGCCTCTAAGAAGGTCTTGTATCGCGTGACTCCATCCTCAATGGGCACAAACTGGGATCGCATGTACAGACCAGTGTGCTCCTCCCAGACCTCAATCTGTGACTTCTGGGCAGCATGTGCGCGGCCTGCTACGTCGATTACCCCGCCTGTGACGTGGGGCCACCAGGGGCGCTCTTTGGCGATATTGATCATCTCCTCGCCCAGAGTCCTTCTGCGGTAGATTTCGTCCACCACGTAGACACATTCCCAGGGACGCCACACCGCTAGCACTGCGTAGGGGTTGTTGTATCCTGGGTCGATGGCGAGTTCGATTTCCCCCTCGAAGGCGTCCCAGTCGGGCACGATGTTGTCCCTGGTGTGGACTTCCCAACTGAACTCTGGAAAGACCAGTGTGCTCGGTGAACAGGGTACTGCGCCAAAGCGTTCTTGGAATAAGTCTGGTGGGTAGCTGGCTTCCAGCTTCAATATCTCAGGGTCTTGCCGCCCGCCAGGGAAGATGACGGTGTTACTCCATGTGGGCACGGAAAAGGAAACCCCGCCGTCATCATTGGGGTGTTGCCACTTGCGCCAGTATTCAGGCATCCACCCAAGGGAGCCCTCGAAGGTTCCAGATGCAATTAGGAATCCACGCTTCTCTGCGATACGCCCTCTGAGGCGGAGTAATACTTCTAGGGTCTGCTGTGCGGCCTCGACCATGAGTACAAAGTCAGGAGCCTCGGCAGCGAGCCGTAGCACATCGTCGGAGGACTTGGTAAGAACTCGGTAGCCTGGCCCCTGCACCTCCTGGCTGCCCTGGCGTGGCAGGTAGGATTTCTTTGCCAACCCTAACTTGTTAAGGTCGGCATACAAGTAGGCGAATTCTGGCTTGGCAAGCTCATACACCCCGCCGACGATCCAGATTAACTTGTCTGCTTTGTCGGCGTGCTCTAGGATGTAAAGAAGCGGCTCGATGGCACTAAGCCGCGACTTCCCCGCCCTCTCCCCGCCCGCCACCAACTTCATTCTCGACGGGTGCAGGTGAATTGGGTACTGTGCTGCTGTCGGCTGGTATCCAAGTCCGCTCTGCAACAATCTTAATAGCTTCAATTTCTTCTGGACGGGCAACGAGAGGGGATCTGAGGATTGCTGCAACGAGAACCTCCAGTCTTGTTCTTTGTCCCTCGCCGGAGGGGGCTTTGTCACCTAGCAGGTAGCGGAACAATAACTCGGCGTTCTTGAGCCCCTGGGGAGTTTTTTCCTGTGCTACTTCAACACGGGCTCGAATAATCTTGCGCCAATCGTCATCGTTGACTTCTTCAGTCAGGATAGACCACTTACCGCGAACGTACTCTTGAATCCGCTGCAAAGCCTTGTGGTCAGTAGCCGTCAAAGTGCGCCCCATAACCTTTGCAGCACCAGCACGCTCGGCACTGCGGCCAGTGAAGCGCCCTTTGCCGTTTCGCTCGTCCAGCCGCTCGGGTATTTGATGTCCCATATGTTCATTATACCACGCTTTTACTCGTTACGTCAAGTTGAGTTTTCGCGTTATGCCAGAAAAGCTTGCAAAGCGGCGTGAAGTGTGGTAGAATAGAGTATGGCAATTTGTGGCAAAAGCAGGAGGCAGGATGGCAGAGAAAATCGAGCGCATAACACGCAATGTTAGTATGTACCTTGAGTGGGAAATTGTAGATGGTCTCAACTTTGGCTTCCGTGGTCGCTCGATGGCCCTGCGTACCATCGTCCAGCAGTGGCAGAAGTTCAATGCCTTGCAGAGGGCTGTCGTGCAGGGCCAGGTGACGGA